TAGGATCTACTACTTTCTCAATTATAACTTCTAGAGTTCCTAAAAAATTAGAATATACTTCTGCAGACGGTATATTTAAATATACTACAAATTCTAAAAATGCTAAAGGTCCTATATCTAAAATTGAAGTAACTAATAGTGGATATCAATATAATACTTTACCTGGAATTAGTACTATTATTACTACATCAGGTAAGAATGCAATTTTAGAAACAAAAGGCAGAACTATTGGTAGAATAGATAATGTTGAAATTTCTGATATTGGTTTTGATTATCCAGTAGATAAGACTCTTAGACCTGAAGCAAATATTCCTCAATTAATAAAAGTAGATTTACTTACTACTATTGATAAAATAGGAATTAGTTCAGTAGGTAAAAATTACTTAGATTCTCCTGGATTGGTTCTTTTAGATGGATTGACTAAAAAAGAAGTTAAAGATATAGAATTGGATTATGAACTTGGAGATTCTCATGTTACTATTTTAAAAAATACTAAAGCTTTAAATAATGTTACTCCAACAATAATTCCTATTGATAATTCCAATGGAATTAGTATTAACAATATTGATTATAATAGTGGAACAAAAGATGTAACAGTAACTATTGGAGCTAGTTTTAGTGATGCTGCTGATTATCCATTCGAAGTGGGTAAGAAAGTATTAATTGAAGGTGTAAGTGTTGGATTAGGAAGCACTGGAAAAGGATATAATTCTTCAACTTATGATTACACTTTATTTGAAATTTTAGAAACAGATCCTAATATTGGTGGAACTTTAGGAACTGTTAGATATAATTTATCTAATATTATTCCTGATGGTGAGGTTCCAGGAACATTTAAATCAAATCTTTCTACTGGTAAAATTGTAGCTCAAGAAGATTGGCCAATTTTTGATATTTCATTAAAAACTGGTAATTTTGATAAAGGAGAGACTGTAGTTTCAGGAGATCTTAAGGGAACTCTTCAAAGTTGGAATACTAAGTATGGATATTTAAGAGTGTCCGCAATAAGAGACTTTGAAGTAGGAAAATCTTTCCTTGCAGAATCTTCTGGATTAAGAGGAACTATTAGTGAAGTTTTAGTAGATGATTCCTCATATTCTATATCATCTTCATCTATAGTAAAAGAAGGATTTAAAAAGAATACTGGATTCTTAAATGATAGTTTACAAAGAATTTTTGATAGTGATTATTATCAATATTTTTCATATTCACTTAAATCAGAAGTTCAGTATGATAAGTGGAAAGAGCCAGTAAGTTCTTTAAATCATACTGCAGGATTTAAAAAATTTAGTGATTTAGTTATAAGAACAGAACCAGAAGTAGGAGTATCTACTGTACAAACAGGAACTGTTTTTGAAGTTATCAATGATTTAATTTCTATTCAAGATTTAAATACTGTATATGATTTTGATTTAGTAACAGAAAAAACATTAGAAATAGATGGTAAAACAATTTCTGATGAGATAGTTTTTGAATCTAAAATTCTTGCAGATTATAATGAGTCTATAGGTAATAGGGTATTGACTGTTGATGATATTAGTGGTGATTTTAATAATAATGCTAGAACAGATGCATTTATGTCTGTTGATAGTTTTACATTGGCAAGTGTAAGATATAGAAAATATATTACCTTCATTAGGGATAAGAGATTCACTAAAGAAAGACAAATACTCTTAGTATCTGCTCTTCATGATGATAGTGGTAATATCTTCTTAAACCAGTATGGTAGAGTTGAAACTAATACTGACCTTGGTGAATTTGGTGGGGATTTAGGTTCCTATGATATGGATATTGCTGGTGATGATGGAAGATTACTATTCTTCCCCAAGAAGTTTAAATTCAATAATTATGATGTTTCTAATGTTGCATTTAATATTTCTGATAGTGTTACTGGTGTGGGTTCTACTGGATTAGGTGGCATTGTTAATATTACAAGTAGTACTACAACTATACCTTTAGGAATAAGCACACAGCATAGTATTATATCCTTTGCTACTACTTACAGAGGATCTAAGGTATTAGTATCCTATGCTGCTAGTGATGCATCATACTGGGAACATGATGAAATAACTTTGGTTCATGATGGTACTAATGTAGATATGATTGAGTATGGGCAGTTAAGTACAGGTGATGTTGGTAGTGCTTCTGGTGAACCTGGTCTTGGAACTTATAGTGCTTATATTGCTGGAGGTAGAGTTAGTTTAGATCTTCATCCTACAGTAGCTACTGCAAGCACATATGTTGCTAATACTGTTCATGTTGATTTTGGAAATGCATCATCTGCTGGAGTTGGTACTACATCATTAAATACTGCTAATTTGGATTCAAGATATACTGCTATATCTGCTAGTGGTTCTCCTTCTGCCACTACAGTAGCACAGTATGAAACTGAAACATTTAATGGTGCTTATTATGTTGTATGTGTAGAAGATACCACTAATAGTCATTATCAGATATCAGAAGTCATAGTAGTAGATGATGGCACTACTTCTTACATAACAGAATATGCTATTAACCAAACTGTAACAAACCTTGGAGATTTTGGTGCTACTATTTCTGGAGACAATACTCTTTTAACATTTACTCCTATAGCAAGTGCTAATGTTCAGGTTAGGGTATTCCAAGCTGCTTTGAGATTGGTTGATGAAGCAAATGAGATTAATGAGATAGATTTAACTAATGCTACCATTGATACTGGATTTGGTGCTTATACTGCTACTGAGACTGATGTTAAGAGGGCATTTGATCTTAAGCATAGACAACTACCAATCTTTAAGAGAGACTTTGTAGGAAGTGCTACAACTACAGTTAGTTTAGCTGAAGACACTATTACTTTACCTGATCATTACTTTGTTACTGGAGAAGAGTTATCTTACAGATATACTGGATCTGGTACTACTTCTGCTATTGAAATTGCCTCACAATCCATACCTGGATATGGAACTACTGATAAGATGCCTTCTACAGTTTATGCTGTTAAGGTAGATGATACTAGTATTAGACTTGCTACATCTGCTGAGAATGCATTAAAGACTACTCCTACTTATTTGGATATTACTGCTGTAGGTGTTGGAACTTCCCATTCCTTTACTTCTAAGAAGCAAAACTCAAGATGTATATTAAGTATTGATAATGTAATTCAATCTCCAATAGTTGCAACTGCTGTAACTACTACTATTAGTGCTGATGTATCAGCTACTACTGATAAGATTAAATTATCTGGTATTACATCTATCACTGGTGGTGATATGTTGAAGATTGGTTCTGAGATTATGAAGGTAGATTCTGTTGGATTGGGTGCTACTAACGTTTTATTGGTCACTAGACCTTGGATGGGAACAGAAACTGATAGTTATAGCAGTAATACTTTAATTACTAAAGTAGAAGGAAATTATAATATTGTTGATAGTACTGTTAACTTCTTTACTGCTCCTGTAGGATTAGTACCACTTTCAACTACTACTAATGAACCAGATGAAAGGGATTGGGTAGGGGTTGCTACTCATTCTATTTTTAATGGTAGATCATTCATGAGATCTGGTCTTACTGGTAGTGCTGCTGAACCTTATGCTGGTAACTATATCTTTGATGATATATCTGGTAACTTTACAGGATTAACTACTGAGTTTACTCTTCAATCCGATGGAAGTAATATAGCAGGATTCTCTACTAGCAATGCTGTTGTTTTAGTTAATCAAGTAGCTCAAGGTCCCCAAAGATATACTGGTGGGGTTCATATTCCTGGTGATTATAATTTAATAGAAAGTGTAGGAATTACTAGTATTCAATTTACTGGTTCTACTGCATCTGTTGCCTCAGATCCAAATAGTGCAAATGTACCTCTTGGTGGAATTATTGTTTCTGTTGGTTCTACTGAAGGATTGGGATATCAACCATTAGTTGGTGCTGGTGGAACTGCTGTAGTATCTGGATTAGGTACTATTAGTTCTGTAAGCATTGGAAATAGTGGTTCTGGTTACAGATCTGGAATTCAAACAGTAGTAAATGTAGGAGTTCAAACTTTAAGTACTGGTGCTCCTAATATTGAATTTATTGGTACTGCTGCTATTAGTGGAGGTCATATTGTAAGTATAGCTATTACAAATCCAGGTACTGGATATACAACAACTAATCCACCTTCTGTAGTAATAGATGAACCATTATCTTATGATAATATGCCTCTATTCTATAGCTCATCTTCTAGTGGAGTAGGATCTCAAGCAAGAGCAAATATAGTTGTTGGACAAGGTTCTAGTGTAATTGATTTTGAAATTACAAATCAGGGATATGGATATGGAGAAACTCAAGTATTAACAATTGGTGTTGGTGGCACTGTTGGAATTCCTACCAATAGTTCTTATAGTCCATCTAGAGAATTTGAACTTACTATTCAAGAAACTGTTAGTGATAGTTTTGCTGGATGGACAGTAGGTGATTTCCAAGTACTAGATACTTTAGATTCATTATTTGATGGAAAAACAAAATCATTTGCTTTAAATCTAAATGGTGTTCAACAGACTATTCAATCTAAACCAGGATCTAATATAGATGTTGAAGTTGCATTATTAATATTCATTAATGATATACTACAGGTTCCTGATGTTGGATATACATTTAAAGGTGGTAGTTTCATTACCTTTAAGGAAGCACCAAAAGAAGGTGATACTTCTAAGATTCTTTTCTATCAAGGAACTGGATCTGTAGATGTTACTAATGTGGATATATTGGAAACTATTAAGGAGGGTGATCAAGTTAAATTATATGATAAAGATATTTCATTAGAAGAAAATAAGAGAACAGTTACTAATATTACAGCATCTGATAGTATTAAAACAAATCTATATGGAGGACCAGGAATTACTACAGATGAAACTTTTGAAAGAGCACTTACATGGTCTAGACAAACTCAAGATAAATTTATAGATGGTAAAACAATTACTAAGGATAGACCTCATTATGAACCATTGATTTATCCTAGTACTAATATTATTCAATCAGTAGGAGTAGGATCTACTGTAATTTATGTTTCTAACATTAGAACCTTCTTTGATAATTCTAAAGAAAATTATACAGGACAAACTGATATTAGAATTATTTCTCAAGATAGTTTAGTTGGTGCATCTGCTACTGCATTTGTCTCTGCTGCTGGAACTGTAACTTCATTTGATATTACAAATCCTGGAGTTGGATATACTATAGCACCATCAGTTTCTATCACCACACCAGTAGGATATACTACTTCACAAGGAGCTAGAGCAACTGCTACTATAAGTGGAGTGGGAACTGTTAATGCTATTACAGTTTCTTATGGAGGAACTACTACTGGGTTTGCTTATACTAATACCGCTGCTCCAGCAATTTTAATAGGAGAACCCAAATCAGTAACTTCAATAGAAACTATTGAGAATGTATCATACTCTGGTGATTTTGGAATTATATCTGGAATATCTACAACATCTGTTGGTGTAGCATCTACAGGTATTGTATTTGATTTACTTCTTCCAAATGATTCATTATTCAGAAATGCATCCATTGTAGGTAGTGCTTTAACTGTAAGTGGAATTTCAACTGGATATTATTTCACAGTCTTTAATTCTAATGTGGGAGCTTCAGTAACTTCTCTATATCAAGATGGTACTGTAGTGGGTATAGGAACATCCTTCTTAGATAATGTCTATGAAGTTGCTCAAGTTTCTATTGCTCAAACTATGGGTATAGGAATTGGATTGACTTATGTTGCACAAGTAACAGTTAGTGTTCAAGATTATAATGGATTAACTGGACTTGGGTATAGTGAGTTCTTTGGTGAATATAGTTGGGGTAGAATTGATACTGCTCCAAGAGGTAAAGCAAGAGTATTCACTTCTTATGCAGGTAATAGTGATGGATTGGTTGGTATAACTACTTCTCCTATTATTGAAAGAGTGAATCCATTAAGATACTTAAATTATAATACATAAATAACTAAAAAATAAGTAAAAATGTCAGCCATTATAACTGATCAACTTAGAATATTGAATGCGAAGAATTTTGTTTCTACAGCAACTTCTTCAGCAAATTCATATTATGCTTTTGTTGGTTTACCTAATGCTACTAATTATTCTTCTACTTGGGATACAAACCCTCCCGCACCTAAGGATAGTTTTGATCAAGAAGATGATTATTGGGATACTATGATTGCATTGAAGAAGATTACTTCTTCTGATATACGCAGAGTTGTTAGTAAAAATACTTGGACATCAGGTATAACTTATGATATGTATCGTGGAGATATTAGTAGAACCAATACAGCAAAGCCATCTGGTGCAACTAATTTATATGCTGGAAAATATTTTGTAGTAAATGAAGATTATAAAGTTTATATTTGTCTTCAAAATGGTACTAATCCAGAAAATACTAGTGGAAGACCTTCTCTAGACCAACCAACTTTTACAGATCTTGAACCCAAAACAGCAGGGGATAGTGGAGATGGTTATATATGGAAATACCTTTATACTATTAAGCCTAGTGATATTGCAAAGTTTGATTCTACTAATTTTATGCCTGTTCCTAATGATTGGGAAACAAGTTCAGATAATGCTCCAGTAAGAGATAATGCATCTACCAGTGGTCAATTAAAAATAGCTACTATTACTAATAGAGGATCTGGAATAGGAACTGCAAACAGAACTTATACTGGTGTTCCTATTTCTGGTGATGGTTCTGGAGCAGAAGCAACTATAGTTATTAATAATGATGCTAAAGTAGAATCTATTAATATTGCAAAAGGTGGATCTGGTTATACTTATGGAACTGTAGATTTAGAAACTGGAGGAGTTCCTACTGGAACCACAATTCCTGTTTTTAATGTTATAATTCCACCTCAAGGTGGTCATGGAGCAGATATTTATAGAGAATTGGGAGCAACTAATGTTTTAGTATATTCTAAGATTGAAAATGATACAGAAAATCCTGATTTTATTACTGGAAACCAAATTGCTAGAATTGGAATTGTAGAAAATCCTCAAGCTTTTGATTCAACTTCTAATTTGACTATTTCTAAAGCAAGTTCTTTATATGCATTAAAGTTAATAGGAGCAGGTTATACTACTGCTACTTTTGATTTAGATGGCCAGGTTACTCAGACTGTAGGTGTAGGTTCCACTGCTGTAGGAAGAGTAGTTTCTTATGATCAAACAACAGGAGTTCTTAAGTATTGGCAAGATAAAAGTTTAGTTGGGTTTAATACTGATGGATCTTTAAAAACTGATCCTACTTATGGATTATCATTGCATTCATTTACAGCAAATCCAACAACTGGAGGAAATGTGAATATTGCTAGTAATGAAGGTACTTTAGGTATAGATACTAACTTTGGAAGTTCAGGTAATCCTGGTATAAGTACCATAATAAATAATAGAACATATTACCTTGGACAGAGTTTTAATCAAGGAGTTTCAAATCCCGAAGTTAAGAAGTACTCTGGAAATATTATATATGTTGATAACAGACCATCTATTACTAGGTCTGCTAACCAAAGAGAAGATATCAAAGTCATTTTGCAATTCTAAAGAATCATGCCACAGGAAACCAATTTAAACGTCGCTCCTTATTTTGACGATTTTGATACTCAAAGTAATTATTGTAAAATATTATTTAAACCAGGATTGCCAGTTCAAGCTAGAGAATTAACTGGTATTCAATCTGTTCTTCAAGATCAGATTGAAAAATTTGGTAAGCATATTTTTAAAGAAGGAGCTTCTGTAACTGGGGGTGGTGTAAGGTATACTGGTGGATATCATTGCGTTAGAATTAAAACAACTAATGAAGGAATAGATGTTTCATCTTATATAAGAGAAATTGTAGGTCAAGTAATAATTGGTAGTCAATCTGGAGTAAAAGCTAAAATAAAAAGTTATATAGCCAAACCAACTGGACGTGATTGGTATCTATTGTTTATTAGTTATTTAAATACTGGAGGAGACGGTAATGAGGTATTTCTTCCAGGAGAAAGTTTATTATTAGATAATAATGTATTAACTACAAGATCTGGTATTTCTTTTCAGACAGGAGAACCAGTAGCTCAAACTGGTGAAGGTTCTGTTTCATTTACTGGAGCTGCTGCTGTTTTATCTGAAGGTATTTATTTTGTAAAAGGATATTTTATTGATGTACCAAAACAAACTCTTGTTTTAGATCCTTTTACTAATAATGTTAACGTTGCAGTTGGTTTAAGAATTAAAGAAACTGTTGTTACTCCTGATTTAGATCAATCTTTAAATGATAATGCTGCTGGATATAGTAATTATACTGCACCAGGTGCAGATAGATTGTCAATATCTGTAAAATTAACAAAAAAACCACTTGAGGAGGAAAAAAGTCCAGATTTTATAAAATTGATGGAGATTAGGAATGGACATTTATTGAATTTGAGACAAGAAAATGATTATAATGAATTAGCAAATGAATTAGCATCTAGAACTTTTGATGAATCTGGTAATTATTATGTTAAACCATTTACAGTTACTCCTAAAAATACTTTAAATGATTTTGAGGGAAATAATGGAATTTTCAATAAAAGTCAAAAGACTTATAATGGATTAACTCCAAGTGAAGATTTGGGAACATATAAGATATCTCCAGGAAAAGCTTATGTTGAAGGATATGAAGTAGAAACAGCTGTTCCTGTCTATCTAGATTTTGAAAAACCAAGAACTACTAAGCTTTTAGAAAATCAAAGTATTAACTATGTTACTGGACCAACATTTACTTTAAATAGAGTTTCTGGTGCTCCTCAGATAGGAGTAGGTACTAATTATACAGTAAGTTTAAGGGATCAAAGAATAGGGTCTGCATCTACTACTGCTGCTGGAAAAGAAATTGGATTAGCACGTGTATTTGATTTTGCGTTAGAATCTGGATCTTATAGTGCTTCTAATGCAGATGAGAATGAATGGGATATTTCTTTATATGATATACAACCTTATACTAATCTAACTTTAAATACTAATCCAGAAAGTGCTCTAGTTGTTCCTACGCATATTAAAGGAAAATCTAGTGGTTCAACAGGATATTTAAGATATAATTCTGTTGGTACTGCTGTTACTGTTTATAATAGTAAAGGTAAATTTATTCCTGGAGAACCATTAATTTTTAATGGTTCTGATAGTGGAAATATTGCTGTAGCAGCAACATCATATACTACTAGTGATATTAAATCTATAAATGGAACAGTAAGTACAGCTAGTACATTTAATGCAGATGTAAAACAATCTTTATTTTCTAATATAGGTGAAGTTAATATTAGTATTGCTACTACTTCAGGTGCATACTTAGGAATTTCAACAGTTACATTTACAGATCCAACTAAATTCTTTATTGGAATTGCTACTGTTGGGAATATAGTAGAATATACTAATCCAGGGAAAAGTACTGTTTCTTATGCAAGAGTAGAAAGTGTATCCCAAAGCTCTCTAACTATTTCTGGAGTTAGTAGTGTTACTGGTATATGTGATGGAGGTCTTCCTACATCTACAATTAATCCATCTAATTTTAAGGTACTTACTTCTCAATTCCAAACTTCAGAAGATAATAATTTATATACAAAATTACCTAAAAATAATGTTTCAGATGTTAATTTAACTAATTCTCATATTACAATCAGAAAGCAATTTGATGTTACTATAACAGATAATTCTACTAATTCTATTACTAGTGGAAGTGCATTAGAGACTTTCTTACCTTATGATGAGGAAGATTATGTTTTAATAAGAAATGATGGAACTACTGAATCTTTATCTGCAGATAAATTTGATTTTAATCAAGGATCTACAGAATTAATTATTAATGGACTTGGTACTAATAGTGGTGCTAAGTTGATAGCAACATTACGTAAGATAAAAGTAAAAGAAAAAGTTAAAGAAAAACAAAAGATTAATATTCTCACTGTAGTTGGATCTGCTAGTTCAATATCTGGTATTGGTACTACTACATTAAATGATGGTCTTACTTATAATACTGTTTATGGTACTAGAGTTCAAGATAGTGAAATTTCTTTAAATGTACCAGATGTAACTAAGGTTTATGGAATATTAGAATCTAATAATGCAAGTGCTCCTACTTTTCCAGTATTAACATTAGTTTCTATTAATAGTACTACAGCTAAGACTGGTGATCTTTTAGTTGGAGATAGATTTACTGGTGAAGCAAGTGATGCTATTGGAATATATGTAAGAAAGAATACTGATACTTCTGTAGATTATTTACATTTAAATGATAATACTTTCCAAGTTGGAGAAACAATTACTTTCTTAGAATCTGGAATTACTGCTACTGTTGGTGGTATTACTTTAGGTTCTAATAATATAACTAAAGAATTTAATTATGATTCTGGTCAGAAAAGTACAATTTATGATTATTCCAAACTAATAAGAAAAGAAGGATATTCTGCTCCCTCTAAAAGTTTGAGTGTGGTATTTGAATCTGCTTATTTTACTGCATCAGATACTGGAGATATTACCACTGTTAATTCTTATAATAATTTTGATTATATTAATCTTCCATTTATTAATGATGATAGAGTAAGTGATCTTATTGATATAAGACCTAGAGTATCAGAATTTTCAGGAACGTCTAGATCTCCATTTGAATTTTTAGGTAGGAATTTTACTGCAAGTGGAAATTCTTCTGCTAATATATTAGCATCTGATAGATCTATTTTACTGGATTATTCTTTCTATCTACCAAGATTAGATAAAATTTATTTAAGTAAGACTGGTGAATTTCAATTAATAAAAGGAACTCCTGCAGAAGATCCACAATGGCCTGGTGTTATTGATGGAGCTTTAGATGTAGCATCTATAACTTTACCTGCTTATCTTTATAATATCAATCAAGCAAGTATTAGTCTTGCTAAGTATAAAAGATATCAAATGCGTGATATCAATAAACTTGAAAAGAGAATTGAAAATTTAGAATTTTATACTTCTCTATCTTTATTAGAAAGAGATACTTTGAATATGCAAGTTACAGATAGTGATGGTTTAAATAGGTTTAAATCTGGATTTTTTGTGGATGATTTTTCTAATACAGAAAATCAACTTAAAACTACTGTTGTAAAGAATTCTATAGATTATCATAATGGAGAATTAAGACCCACTCCATATACAACAGAATTAGATCTTAAATTAGATTTAAATAGTGCTAATGGTATTAGAAAAACTGGTAGAGTATTAACTTTAGATTATAATCATAGAGTATATCTTTCTCAAAAGTTTGCTACTAGAGTTGAAAATGTTACTCCTTATCTAGTAAGTTATTATGGTGGAACTATAGATCTACTTCCAGATAGTGATATATGGTTAGATGAAGTAGTTCTTGAAGCTCGTCATGAAGATATGACTACTTATAGCGAAACTACTGAACAATTAAGTCAGTCTGATTTTGATTCAAGAGCTGGATTTGGTCCAGTAACTTGGGGTGCTTGGCAAGATAATTGGACAGGATATGATTCTTCTAGTAGTGGTGGTGGTGCTAGTTGGCATGGAAATAATTTAGTACAAACTACAACTACTACTTCTACTAGAATTGGTACTTCTACTAGAACTGGCACAAGAGAGTTGAAAAAAGAAACATTTAGTACTATAAATGAAGGACCAAAAGTAATTAATACTGAATTGATCTCTTATATGAGATCTAGAAATATTAAATTCAGTGCTTCTACTATGAAGCCATCTACTAGTGTATATGCATTCTTTGATGGTCAAGATATTGGTAAGTATATTATTCCAAAACTTCTTGAAATTTCAATGGTTAGTGGAACTTTCCAAATAGGTGAAACTGTTGTAGGTACTAATTCTAATGGAGATGAATTTATTAGATTTAAAGTAGCTCAATCAAATCATAAATTTGGTCCTATTGATGATCCTACTTCAACATACACTTCCAACCCATATTTCCAATTTACACCATTAACAAAAGGAACTTCTGTTATTGTTGATAATATAATACCTCAATCTTCAGATCAAACATCAATAGATGGTTCTACATCATCTGAAATTGCTACTGTTCCTGAATTATATTCATCTACTTCTGTTCTTCTTAATATAGATTTAGATACTTTATCTGAGAAGGCAGATAATACTTTTCATGGATATGTTGAGAAAGGTATTTCTTTAGTAGGACAAACATCTAATGCTCAAGCTACATTATCTGATTTAAGATTAAGAAGTGATATAGTTGGAAATGTTTTAGGATCTTTCTTTATTCCTAATCCTAATGAAATAACTACTCCAAAATTTGAATGCGGTAAAAAAGTCTTTAGACTTACTACTAGTAATCTTAATAGTCAAATTCCTGGAAATGTTACTTCTGATGCTACTAGAATATTTGATTCTACAGGAACTTTAGATACACTTCAAGCAACTATAATATCTGTTAAAAATATTCATACAGATATGATAACTAGACAAGAATCTAGAAGTATAAGAGGAGAAACTACTACTTCAAGTAGCAGTAGAATAATAGATACCAGACGACCTATCGTCATAGAAAGAGACGATCCAATTATAGAAGATCCAACACCACTTATTACAGTAAATCCAGATCGCGAAAGTGGTGAAGTTGGAATTAAACACGAGCTTGACGTTTTTGTTCCTGGAAATAATGGTGCTGCTGATTATTGGAATACAGATCCTAATCAAGGAGCAGTTGATCCTATAGCAGATGCTTATATTGCAGCATATGGAAATGATGATAGATTAGATGAAGGTGCTGCTGCTTATTGGTCTACAGCTATATCAGAAGAATTAGGTGCTGATGCTTCTTATGAAGATGTTGTCGCTAGGATGACTGAACATATAGGATTTGCTGATAAAATAGAATCTGGAGAAGTTGATGAAGCTGCATTTATAGCAGATTATGATGCTAATGCAGTAGCAAATGGCGAGCCAACTGCTGCTCAAGTGGGTGCTGCTCTATCTGTTAAAGCAGGACTAGAGGAAGGTAAGACTTGGGATGATTATACTGATCCTTGTCCTCATGGTCAAGATGATCCTTTGGCTCAATCATTCTGGGTTGGATCTCCAATTTATGTTACTAAAGTAGATCTTTACTTTGCAACTAAGGATCAATTCTTACCTGTATCTGTACAGTTAAGAACAATGAAATCAGGAGTTCCTACTACTGAGATAATACCTTTTGGTGAGGTTATATTAGATCCTGCAGATGTTAATATATCTGATGATGCTACTGCAATTACTACAGTTACTTTCCCATCACCTGTTTATTTACCTGGTGGAAAATCTTATGCTTTAGTTTTATTATCACATAGTAATGAATATAATGTTTGGATTTCTAGAATGGGTGAAGTTGATGTACAAACAAAAGATCAACCAGAAGCTGAACAAATTACTGTTGCATCTCAACCTACTTTAGGTTCTTTATTTAAATCCCAAAATGGAGAAACTTGGAATCCAAGTCAATATGAAGATCTTAAATTTACTCTATATCATGCTCAATTTTTATCAAGAACAGGAAGCATTAATTTCCACAATCCACCATTAGAAACTTTTTCTGATTCTATTCCACCTCTATTAAAAGATTCTTTCTCTATTAATTCTAATAAAGTTAGAATAGGATTTAATACTACTATTACTGATACTGGAATAACTGTTGGAAATATAATTTCTCAAGATGGTAGTAATGCTACTGGAAGATTGGCTGGAGCAGCAGGTACAGCAACAGGTAATTTAACTATTACTAATGCTGGAGTTGGTTATACTCCTTCTTCAGGTAGTCAAGTATATTCTGGTGTTTCTCTTAATACTATTACTGGTGCTGGTAGAAATGCTACTGCAAATATTACTATCACTAATGGTGTAGCTGCTGCTGCAACAATAGCAAATGGAGGTAGTGGATATGTTTTAGGTGATGTAGTTGGAATAACATCTGTAGGTATTAATTCTTTAGGTAGAGATATTAAGTTCTCTATTGCAGGTGTTACTGGAACTAATGAATATGTTCTAGATAATGTTCAAGGTGATTTTGTAACTGGTGTAGGTAAAACAATTAGATATACTACAAGTGCTGGTATAGTTACTCTTAATCATGTTGCTGGTGGTAATGTTTGGTTATCAGGTGATCCTGTAACTATTAATGATGGACTTCATATTAAAGTTAATCAAAAGAATCATGGAATGTATTCTACACAGAATACAGTAACATTTGATAATGTTCAATCAGATGTTCCTGCTACTCAATTAGCAGCAGATTATGATTCTTCTTCAACTGGTTCTATTATTGTAGATGATGCAACAAACTTTGCTGAATTTGAAAATGTAGGTGTTGGTTCTACTAACTTAGGTTATGTTAAAGTTGGAAAAGAAATTCTTTCCTATACTGGAGTAACTAATAATACTTTAACAGGTGTTGTTAGAGGTGTAGATTCTACACAAACTTTAAGTCATAGTCAATTAGATTATCTTCGTAAATATGAATTAAATGGAGTATCATTAAGAAGAATTAATACCAATCATAGTTTGGCAAATTCTACTGTAACTGATTCAATAGGATTGGATCATTATAATATTAAAATAGATATGTCTGCTAATGGTGTGGATAGATCTGTAGGTACTAATCTTCCTAAGTTGCATTTTAATCAAACTAAATCTACTGGAGGAGATAAGATTCTTTCTACAGAAAATATACCATTTGAAATTATACATCCTATAGTTCAGAATGTAACACCAGAAGGATCTAATATAACATCTCAAATTAGAACTGTTTCTGGATCTAGTGCAGATGGATCTGAACTTTCCTTTGTTGATAAAGGATTTGAATCTATTAGTATTAATAATGACAATTATATGTCATCTCCTAGACTTATATCTTCTAGAATTAATGAAACAACATCATTAACAACTTTGCCAGATAATAAATCCTTTACTATGACTTTAGATTTATATGGTAAGAATAAATGGACTTCTCCAATAGTTGATTTGGATAGAGTTGGAGTTATTCTTACTTCCAATAGAATTAATAATCCAGTTGATGATTGGATTACTGATAATAGAGTTAATGGTGTAAAGAGTGATCCTAATGCATTTGTATATGTAACTAAACCAATTGCTTTAAAATCTGGAGCAACTGGTATTAAGATTCATATGGAAGGACACATTAATGTGACTAGTGATATTAGAGCATTCTATGGTATTTCTGAAGATCCTAATGAGGAATTTGTTTATCAACCATTCCCAGGTTATCCTAATTTATTCCCTACTGGACAAATAATAGATCCAGCAAAGAATAGTGGATTACCAGATAAGGTACTTCCTAAGACTGATGTTATAGCATATACTTCAGAACAGGTGGTATGGAAGGATTATGAATTTACTATTGATGATCTTCCAACCTTTAAATACTTTAGTATTAAATTAGTTGGTACTGGAACTAATCAAGCTCAACCACCTAGAATGAAGAATCTAAGAGTTATTGCACTTGCATAATATGAAAGTTGAAGGACATCAAAATCTCATAAGAGATGAAAATACTAATGCTATTTTGAATACAGATTCATCTGAATATAATAATTATCTTTCACTTCGTGCTAAAAGAAAGAAAGGTAGTGAAAGAATAGATAATATGGAGAATGATTTGAAATCTTTAAAGGATGATATTAATGAAATCAAAACTTTACTAAGAGCACTATCTAATGGCTAAAAACACTCTTACTTTTGACCCTAGTGCAGGTGTTGCCTATGGTGTAAATCTGACCATTAATACAGGAGCAGATTTGGATGCTGACTATACTGTAGTTGGTACTTCTGGGACTGCTTTTGATTTTACTGGTTATACTGGTTCTGCTCAGCTTGCTAAGAGTGTAGCAATAGGTTCATCTGCTTATGCATTAAGAACCTTTGAGGTTGGATTTACTAGTGCTAAAGGTGGAGAATTTAGATTATCACTTGGTTCTACTGATACTAGAACTTTATCAGAAGGAAGATATGTATATGATGTTTTAATAGGTTCAGGTTCATCTGTTTATAGAATAGTATCAGGAGATGTCTTAGTTATAGCAGGTATCTCTTCTGCTCCTTCCTAAATAATCTTATACTAGTAAAGTAGATAAATGGCGCAACCAAGCACACGTGGGGAATTAATAGATTACTGCAAAAGGCAGTTAGGTGCTCCTGTGCTCGAAATTAATGTTGCAGACGAGCAAATAGAAGATATTATAGATGATGCTGTTCAGTTCTTTCAGGAAAGGCATTTTGATGGTGTATATCAGAGTTATAGGAAATATGTAATAACACAAGAAGATAAAGATAGGGGAAGAGCAACAGGAGGAGCAGGTATAACAACTACTACAGTAGATACAACAGTTGGAGTTACTACTCAGTTTAGCTATACTGAGAATAGCAATTATCTTCCAATACCACCAGAAGTTATAGGAGTTACTAAAATATTCCATTTTGATGGAAGTAATACTATCACTAACAATATGTTCAGTGTAAAGTATCAGTTATTCTTGAATGACATTTATTATTGGGGTGCTACTGAACTTCTTTCCTATGCTATGGTTAAGACCTATTTGGAAGATATTAATTTCCTATTAACAACAGAGAAACAAATTAGATTTAATAAGAGACAGGATAGATTATATTTGGATATAGATTGGGATAGTGTAAGTGTGGGAGATTATTTGGTTATAGACTGTTTTACATTATTAGATCCATCAACTTATCCTAGAGTTTGGAATGATTCATTCTTAAAACCATATGCTACTGCTCTTATTAAGAGGCAGTGGGGACAAAATATGTCAAAATTCCAAGGAGTTAAGTTACCTGGTGGAATAGAATTAAATGGTATGGAAATGTATGAGCAAGCAGAAAAAGAATTAGAAAGAATTAGAGAGAATATGTCTAATACTTATGAACTTCCTCCTCTTGATATGATAGGCTAATGGCATTAAAT